AATTAAAAAACATACTATCATTAACACAAGAAGAATTAACAAACAAAACAACTGAATTAAAAGAATCTATTAACTCACAAATTGAAAATTTATTAAAAGAATCATCTACTGACGAATTAAAAAACTCACTTGATAAAGTGAAGGAAGAAATTAAAACGATGGATACATCGAAACATAATTATTACAGATTAACACAATTAAAAAATGGACTTATTTAAGTCCATTTTTTATTTTCTCACTATAGATTGCTCTCAACTTACTATCTCTCTTTTCAACAGAAGGTTTAATATATTCCTTTCTATTTTTTAAATCCTGAAGTTGTCTTGTCTTTTGAACTTTTTGTTTATAAGTTCTCAACGCTGTGTCAATACTTTTTTCTTTTGTTACATTAATTATAATCATAATATAAATAATTATCGCGAATATAGTAATTAATTTTGTACTATGAAATATTTTGTTTAAATTTATTATTAACAATAAACAGAATATAAAATATATGTAAAATTAATGAAGACAGGAAAGTATATACCTTTAGGGTGTTATAATAACGTAAAGATAGGTTATGGTACAGTAGACTTTAAGAACTTAAAAACAATTTATTTATCCTTTAATGCATGGTTACAACCAGAGGAAATGGAAGATTTTGATAGTTCTATTTTTAAAACAAGACGAAGAGTAAAAGAATACATTGGGAGTTTGAAAGATAAACATTTTAAACAACAATGTATTGTTGATTTAAATGTAAAAACCAAAGGAATAAAATTAGAAAAAAGATCTTTTATGGATTTGGAAATAACTTTATTTGTTAATTCACATTTTGATGTTAAATCAAAAGATACAAAAAATAAGGTCAAAAATATATTAGAATCCGTTATTGACAATAGTTTTAGTGATAAAAAATTGTTCAATTTTCATAAAACTAAGAAATAGTGTTATTATTATAAATAATATAATAAATCATCTTCATGAACTAAGTTTTTAATAAGTTTAGTAACGCCATCTTTATTTTTTGAATATTTAATAATATTTTTTAGTTGTTCTAAATTTTTATATAGAACATTTCTTACTTTATTTAAACCAATTAACTTTGAGAATTTAATTGGTTTATTTGTTGTTTGTAATATTGCTACTATGTCTTGTGGTGTTATATTTGTTTTATTTTCTATTATATATTCAAAAATTTTATCTGAATTTTCAAATTTTTTAAGAATGTGGTATAGTTTATATGACGTTAAAGAATTGAATTTATTTGGGTGAACTAATAATAATTCTATTTCATTAAATCTTTTATCAAAATCATCGGAATCGTCCATTTTTGTATAAGTATCAAAATTTTTATTTGTAATATCCACGTATCTTTTAAGTAAATTTTTATTATTTTTAATTAATTCAAATTGTTCATCACTAAGAGATGGTGATAATCCAATATATTTGTTCTTTAAATCTTCAGGTAAAATTTTAAATTGATTATACGTCAAATCTCCATTATTTGTTACGAATATGTCTATATAAAATTCTTTTTCTTTATATGGTAATCTTGCAAAATCATCATCACTTAATTTATTTCGATATAATTTAATTTTTTCTCTTTCTTTTGGAGTTAAAGGTTTTGGTTGAAATATTTTTCTTAACCCATTTAATTCGGGTACTTTTTCTAATATTTCTTGCCATGACATAAGAAAATCACCATCATTGATTGCGGAAGTTAATTTATATATTTTTGTATATTTATCTTCTTCATTCGCAAGTTTTAAAGCTTGAATAACGAAAAAATGATACTTATCGTTTTTTATTACATTTTTTCTTTTAACAAAGTAAAACGATGGTTCATCTTCTTCATTTAATCTATAATTATAAAACATATTACTTGAATCAGATCTAGATATACACCAAGAATAATTACCTTCTCCTTTATAATGTATACACGCCCTAGGAGTATCTGCATAATAGATTTCTACATCATTATTTTCAAATATTGATTTACCATCTATCTTAAAATCTTCAAAATTTTGTGATCCAAACTTTCTTTGTCCTGCAACATAATCCACTAGGATTTCTAATTCTTTAAATGTTTTATAATTATCTACATTAAATCGGGGTTCACCGGTTGGTACACTTAAACCTGGTAATTCAATGTCTCTCGCTTCTCTATATTTTTTATTTCTGATTTCATTAAAATCATCCAAATATTTTTTTACAATATTTTGACTAAACCCTTGTTGAATATATTTTTGAGTTTGAGTTTTAAAATCTTCATTTAATGTTTTTTTTATTATTAAACTTAATTGATTTTCAGATAATATGATTTTCATTATTTCCCTTCTTTAATACATAAATATTAATGTTTTTAATAAGATTAAATGAAAATCTATAATATCGACATATTTATAGTAATAACAAACTATAAATGAAGGTATTAGGATTAAATGATATTGGAGTAAAAGGTTACCTTATCGAATACGATAGTGGATACGTATCTCCTAAAGAAAATACTAAAATCATACAGGAAATGAAGGATTTGGACTTCTCAGAAGACCTTATCCTTTATGCTGTGCTACAAAAATACGATACCCCAAACAAAAACGGAAGAATTTATCCCGAAGTATTATTAAAAAGGGAAAATGACAAGTATCAATCAGTTATAAAAAAAGGTGGGGCGTTGAACGAATTAAATCACCCTTCGTCATCTTTAATTGATTTAGATAGAGTTTCACATTCAATATTGGAAACATGGTGGGATGGAAAAATGTTAATGGGTAAAATTAAATTATTCACATCACCAGGTTGGAAAAAAATGGGTATTGTAAGTACCAAAGGTGACCAAGCAGCAATGTTATTAATGAACGGAGCAACACTTGGTATTTCTTCACGCGGTGTTGGTTCATTAAAAAATGTTAAAGGACAAAATATTGTTCAAGATGATTTTGAATTGGTGTGTTTTGACTTAGTATCATCACCATCTACACCGGGAGCATACATTTTTGCAGACCCATCTGAAAGAGATCAATACCAAGAATCAGAACAAGAAAAACCTGCAGTAGATGATCGTATGAAAAAATTAATGGGTAATTTAAATAATTTTTTATCAAAGTAACCATTTTTTTTATTGATTTTCATACAAAAAAATAATTTTTCAAAAAAACATGATATTTATAATAAAATAAAAATTACAAATGAGTCAAAAATCCATTTTAGAACAAGCTTTACTTCAAGTACAAAATCTTGAAGAAGCAGTTAAAGTGAATGCAAAAGGAATACTTGAATCTACCATGAAACAAGAATTAAAAGATTTACTTAAAGAAAGTATGGAAGAAGAGGAAGATGTTACAACAGAAGCAGATGACGATGTTGATACAAATCCTGACGAAGAGGAAACAGATGATATGTCAGACGACACAGATGAAACAGATGAAACAGATGTAGATGATACAGATGATGAAGATGAAGAAGGTGACGATACTGAAAATGACGAAGACCTTGATAATAACCTTGACAATGATTACGAAAGTGATGAAGATTCTTTAGATCAAGAAAGTGAAGAAGATGAACCATCAATGGATGATTCAGATGTTATGGACATGACAGGAGCATCACATGATGAGGTTTTGAAAGTTTTTAAAGCAATGAAACCAGAAGATGGTATTGTAGTTAAGAAAGACGGAAACAAAATTGAATTCAATGATGGTGAATCTGATTACATTATCAAACTTGATAATGAGGGTGATATGGATGAAAGTTTGGAACATGATATGGACGAAAATGATAATCCATTCTCAAAAAAAGTTGGTAAATTAAAAGAAAGAGGTACATCAATCTCAATGGATGAAAATGGTGATCCTTTTTCAAAAAAAGCTGGTAAATTAAAAGAAAGAGGTACATCAACTGCAATTGACGAAACAGATGAAACTGTTTATGAAATTGAACTTGATGATGAAGGTAAAGAAGGTGATCAAAATGAAGCGGCAAGAACATTCGGTAATGGAGTAAGAGGACCAAAACAAAAACATAAATATGAGGCTGGTCGTCACGAAATGAATGAAGAAATTAGTAAATTAAGAAAACAAAATTCTGAGTATAAGAAAGCTTTGGTTTTATTCAAAGACAAACTTAACGAGGTTGCAGTATTCAACGCTAATCTTGCACACATGACACGTTTATTTTCTGAACAAACAACAACTAAAAAAGAGAAATTGAATATTATTAAGAGATTTGATTCAATTTCTTCAATAAACGAATCTAAGAATTTGTTTACGATAATCGAAACTGAATTAACTGACAAAAAACCAATTAGTGAAACAGTAGTAGAAAAAATCTCTATGACACCTACATCTTCTTCTACAAATGTATTATCAGAAGCAAAAGCATATGAAAATCCACAGTTTAAGAGAATGAAAGATTTAATGTCAAAAATATAATAAAAATAAAAATAAAAATAAAACAAAAAAACAATTAAAATGGGAGCATTATTAGAATCAGGTATGGTTGGTAATATAGGGTTAAAACACCTTAGAGTTATCAAAGAAGATACCATCAGCAAATGGGACTCATTAGGATTCTTAGAGGGTCTTGATGGTCATCAAAGAGAGAATGTGGCGCAATTATACGAAAACCAAGCGTCATATTTGATAAACGAAGCAGCAACAGCAGATGCATCAGGTTCTTTTGAAACTGTTGTATTCCCTATCATCAGACGTGTATTCTCTAAATTATTAGCGAATGATATCGTATCTGTACAGGCGATGAACTTACCAATTGGTAAATTGTTCTTCTTCATTCCTAAAATCCAAGAAAGAAATAGTAATGATAGTAACAAACACTACCATCCTTATGGTTACCCAAGTACTTCAACTACATGGAACGAAGGTTATAACACAGGTGCAGTAAACTTGTATGATCGTTTCTACACTAGTGGTGATGGTAATGACGCAGGTTCAAGTTTATATGACTATTCTAAAGGTCAATATTCTGCAATCACCGGTATCGCTCCAGCATCAGCAGTTACTTTTAGTAATGGTGCAATCACTAAGTTAGACCTTAAAACTATTACAGGTGCATCTGCACAAGCAAATATTGTATTAGCATTTACTGGTTTTAGTACAACAGGTGAGGGTCAATTAATCGGACCAAATGGTGCTATCATGGATACAGAAGAATTCTTAGCATCTATGGAAATCTTCTTAACAGGTAATTTAAGCGGAGCAACTAACCAATTTAATGGTTCTTTATCAAGAAACTTTTCTATCGTTACACAAAAATATGGTAAAGGTATTATTGAGTATGGTACTAAGAAAACATCAACATTCCCATCACAATCAAGTGGTCAATATTATGTGGATAAAGGTACAGAAGGTGGTACAATGTATGTTCAAGTGGATATGCAAAACTACACAACAA